GCTTATGCATGTTAGTCTCCTTTTTGCTGAACATGTATGTATTATACATGCGTTTGGCCCTAAAGTCAACCGTTTTTTTGTTGTTTTTTAGCAACAAATACAAAAAAGCCCGCAAAAAGCGGGCTAATTTGTCTAATTTTTAAGCAAATTAGAGGGTGATGCCCATGGCCTGAGCCTTGTATGCAAGTGCAACCATCTTGCGGCTTGCTTCGCCATGACGGTACTCAGTAACTTGAACACCATTGCCAGCCTTGCGTGGGTTAGCATAAACTGCATAACCGCGTTGACGAATAACGCTAATGGTAGCAGTTGGGTTCTTGATACCAAAACGCTTCTGGATAGCGGCTTCTGTCAATGTTTCGCCATTGATAACCAAAGCTTTGAACAGTTTATACTGTTTGGTGTTTTCATCAAACTTCTTTAACATTTTGTTTTTCCTTAAATTGTACATCACTTTGTGATGGTCTTATTAGTATAGCAGACATAAATGAAAAAGTCTATACAGTTGTCAACCATATAGACTTCTTTTGGTAAACTAGTTTATCTTATTTTGAGGAGATAAACTCGTTTAGGACCTTGGCCTTCTTGATAATCTCTTCCTCAGTTGGGAAAGGTTTGAAGGTTGGGGTAGCAGGTAGGTTGGTATTTTGGAAACCTGCGGCTTGAGCCTGTGCGTGAGCAAAACTTACCTTGTTGTTATAGTCTGACATAACCGCATCACGCTGGGCGTGCCAATCTTGCTCTAGCATTTCTTTTGCCATCTTAAGTAGGTCAAGACGGATCATGTAGCCATTTGTAGCTGTTGTACTCATTATAGTTCTCCTGTGTTTGAGTGTGTTGTAAAACTGTTGTCTTACAAAAATAATTATACACTACAAAAATAGAAAAGCCACCTTTTACAGTGGCTTTGGCAAAATTACTTGCTGGCTTCTATTTCTTTTTCGTACTTCTTGACCAATGATTTCATTAGTCCTATCCTGCGAGTAAAAAATTCTTCGTGGTCAATGCCACGGAAGATAGGAGGATATAGGCCTGCGACATCATTAAACTCCTTGGGACCAATAGCCATTGTTGCTTGTGCCAAGATGCTGGCAATTTCTTTACGCCTTTGTTCTGGCATAGCCTTGTTTGCCACGGTCATGTTAAAAATCATAGGAGCATTGATGCCTTGCTCTCTCAAGGTTTTTAATTCTGGTGCCTGTTCACTGCGACTTACGCAATTGAAACCAAGCATTTGTAATTTAGGTTGCTTTTCTTTAAATTGGTTATAGGTGTTAATGCTTTCCAGCGCCATGTTTACACCATTGTCGCCAACCATGTTTACTACAGCATCAAAGTTAGCCTTGAATACAATGTACCTAACTTTGAATCCGTATTTTTCGGCAAGCATTAGACTTGTAATGTGTGCGGCATTGCCAAAACCAGTGCCACCAACAACAACTTCTTTACCTTTTAAATCTGCAAGGCTGGCTACACCACGCTTAGAATCGCCTACGTTAGTAATGACTGCCCAACATACATCGCCAGCGGCGTGTACAGGAACGTAATCTGCTTCGTTGATCATTCCTGACCTTGCATTTTCAATGAAGGCCGGGGCAATACCAGAAATACGATCTTGCGGACTTGCATCCATATACTTTAATCCAAGGATGCCATTGCCGCCGGGTTTAAATTCTGGTGTAAAGAAATACTTCGATTGAATTAAGTTGGCCTTATCAAGTAATTTAAGAACCAATGGAGTACTACTTTGGCTTGCGGCTGCTGGAATCACCATAGTAATATTTTCAGGCTTCTGTGCCCATGCACTGAACGACAAGACTGCAAAAAGAGTAACGAGTATTTTTTTCATATTTCCTTCAAAAGTAATGAGGCATTATTGCCTCATTACTTATTGTATGTTAATTTAACCTCTTGGCCAAATTAGAATGCGTACTTAACACCAGCTGTTACGCGGTTGCCATCAAACTGACTGACACGGTCTTGACCGTATTGGCGTGCAAAGTCAACTCCTACACTAACTTGTTTGGTAACTGGTACACTTGCACCAACACCAACAGTCATAGCATAGCCATTTGCGCTAGCTTGATTGTCCAAATATGCAACACCAACCTTTGGGGTGATGGTAACTGGACCTAACTTAGCAACATCAACACCGCCTACTAGGCTATAACGATCTTGATCATTGCCACCTGCTGTAGCACGTTCAAAGCCAGCGGTAACACCAACGGCTCCAAATTTTTGACCTAGTGTCAAACCATAACCATTACGGTTTTCTGCACCGCTGTAGTCGCGTGTGCCAGTGACACCAAATTCGGCGGCGCTAGCTACTGTAGCAGAAAGAGCGATTAAAGTTGCAATAGTAAATTTTTTCATTTAGTTTCCTTTGTTTAGTCAATACACAGATGTATTGTACACTTTTACTTACTCAGTGTTTACCAGGGGGTAAAGCCAAAACCCGCCGAAGCGGGCTTCTTTATGCAAATACTTCTAACGAAGTTCCACATTTGTTACAGAACTTAGCTGTTGCTTTGTTCTTGTGTCCACAAGTGTCGCATTCCTGTTTGGCTTTTACTGTCACGGGTGCCAATACTGGCTTGTTGTCAGGTGTTTCGCCAAGCAACTTTAGTACGATGGTGTGCTTTTCAGCTTCCATAGCACCCATGTAAGTGGTTTGGAACTTTTGTTCACTGCGGCTACCAGGAACAGTAATGCCAATATCATTCTTTGGAGCATCCATCCAATCCATAGTAGCCATACCATCGTGGACTTCACTCTTGTTCACAATGCCATTGTCGGCACAATACTTGTCTACTGCGGCGGATGCGGCTTGTGCGGTTATTGCACCGTTCTTACTATAGTCTACGCTACGTAAGGCTCCATTGACATTGAAGCTAGCAGGTGAATTATTACCGTACCACTGGCCAGTGCTACCGCCAAGGCCGCCTGATGCAGTAATCCATCCACGGTTAAGTGGAGGAACGTATGGCTTTTCAAACTGGAACTCGATTCGAACTAAACCATCTTCTAACTTGATGCCACGTGGGCCACCTTCAATAGCTTGGGTGCGTTCAATGAACTTGAACTTGTTGCCTGCGTTGAGATTACCATTCTTAACATAACGCTCAAGGTCAACTTCTTGCCCTGCGTTAAGAACCAAGCCACCTTCAATAACATTGTCACCATCAATAAAGATGTTTACAAGTGCTCGTGTAGTGTTGAGGTTTTTGATTAGAAAGCTATATTCGCTACCAAATGGAATATAAACTGTGTCCTTGAATTCACGGAGGATCTTGCCGTTTGCTTTTAGACTCGCAACGAGTTTTTGATTATACATCATTTTTCTTCCTTTTACTGTGTACAGACTAAACACATTATTCTTAAAGTCTGTTGGTTGTAGCTCTGCTACAAAACTATTTAGTAGGTGGCATAACCCAAGGACGCTCCTTTATGTCTGATTGTCCAAGTAGTTTGCCAATTTCTTTTGCTAGTTCATATTGATGACCGTTGCTGGTATACAAATAGTCATAGTTGATCGTAACCAACGTGAATGGTTTCATGTCCGGGGCCATGTGTTGCATTTTAATATGCACCGTACCAAAGAAGTCTTTTTCAAACCAGACTTCTGTCGGATAGATGTGTACAATTTCCCCGGTTTCGATTTTCATATAAACTTTTAATTTGGTGCGTCTGGTGGGAATCGAACCCACGCATCCGAAGTTTTAGAGGCTTCTGCTGTTCCACTTAGCTACAGACGCTTTCAAGTAATTATAGCTTATATTGCAACATTGTCAAATCTTTTTACTCCGAAATGTACTTTTTCTTACTGTCGTATTCCTGGTAGTAATGTTCGTTTGGCTTCAAGACACGGAAATCATTTGCGTATGTTAGTGCCGCAAGCAATGCTTCTTCCTTGTCAAGCAAATCACAAACTATAAACTCACTGCCACATGAACCTTCAACATTCTTAAAAGGACTGTGTCGGTATTCATTGTTAGACAATGCTGTATGGAAGTCTTCGCCATATGGAAATATGACTCGTGTGATTCCCAGCTTCTGATTTCTCAGACGTACTTTATCTACAATGGTAAGTTTAGATAGTGTAGCTTCATTGTCTTCGTTGATTGTTAGCAAACAATCCTTGACTTTGATACTACCTTTGGTGTGGTTATTGTCAGGTGTTTCCTTAGTGCTCCAAGGAATTGAACAATCCACATGATTGACATATAATGTTTCGCCATGAAATTTTAAGACCCACATGGGAATGGTCTGGTCCGTTAAGTGTGCTTTGTTAAAGTGGAACACTACGTCCTTACAAGCGTATTCAATCTATTGTGCCATTTTGGTTTCTCCTTATTTCCTGTTTGGCTTCTTTCATTCTCTCACGCCACTTCCAGTTAAACATCATACAGCATCTGCAATATAACTCCACTGAAAGCTTGCCGCGCATCTTCTTATTTGCGCCTGCTTTGCCGTGATAGATACTTTTCATACTATTATATATCAAAACAAAAGGCCTGTCAAGGCCTTTTGGGAATTTTCTGTTTATTGGTATTCCTACCTCAGCGAGCCGATCAAGCGGCTAGTGCGAATGAACTGTCGTTTGCAGTTACTTGTTTTGCTTCTTCGGCCAGGAATCCCCAACCCTACGGTTTTCACATTACCGTGCTGTCCACTCCGTTACTCTTTGCCCTGTCGAAACCAGTCACCCCCATCAAAAGCACACATTAAGCAGATATTACTTCACCACTATCATCTGTACCATCGCACTATTTCAGGTGAGTAGCGATGTATGTGCTTTTGGTGGAGGTGGGGAGAATCGAACTCCCGTCCAAGACCTGTTTCACTTCACTTCATACAGCAATAACTCTTATTTATTCTACTCCGAAGCGTCCTTTGATGTTTTCTAAACAATGTAGTCTGCCGGTATTGTAATCAGCATTGCCGACGCTGGTCTTACACATTGCTATACATTCTTCAATAACCCGTTCGGCAATGTCATAATGTTCGCTTTCGGGAATAATGCCCATACTCACGATTAGTTCTCGGATTTTAGGATTTGGTGTCATTGTTTACTCCCAGCAAGTCCTTGATTAGTTGCTTCTTATCTTCTACTGGCATTTCAAAACGAAAGAATGGAGTAGAACCCATCATCCTATCAAAAACCAATCCGGATAACGATAATGTCTCTAGTGGTCCGCGGTGTCGTTCAATACGGACTTCGCCTGCATTCTCAGTGCCATAGAACCAGTTGTCCGTAGCACCGCCCTCTATTTGTTGTTCAAAATATTGTTTCATCATTCAACTCCGAAATGTTCTTTAATCTCTTGGATACATTGTTCGCCACCATTTAACCAAGTATCTGCTGATTCAGGGACAGGATCGCTAATAACTTGCTCACAACAACCGATACATTCCTGAACAATCAACTCGGCGAACTTTTCCAAATCTACTGTAGCAGGATCGATATAATCCGGCGGTGGTGGTAGAAAATGTCCCCGAAATGCTGAGTAGTTAGGATTGCCACCAGCTTGTTTGGCTAGTTCTCGAATTCGTTCGTTCATTCTTTTGTCCTTAACAATTGAAACAAGTCATGCCCGAGTTTATTTTTGAATTCTTCTTCAGTCATGTCTACTAGAACATCTTTTGCTAGTTCCATGGGCAAGGCCACGGTTATTAACATTTCTGGAGCAAAGGTATCAGGGTTTGCTTTTATGTGTCTGCTAACAAGTCTCATTCTTTTACTCCTAGTTTACTACTATGACTATAGTATAGCATATTGTCGAATCTATGTCAATCATTTTATTTTGATTTTTACATAAATATTTGCAAGGAGGATCATATACTATGGCCAACACAATTAACCAAGGTACAGCAGGTTTTTTACCATACTATGCTGCCACTGGTACAGATTTATCGCCAATCTCAGGAATGGCATGGGATAATACCAACAAGGTACTAACAGTTTCAGGTGTAAACTTAACAAAAACATCATATAATGCCGGTTACGGATTTTCGGGATTCAGCTTTCAGCAATTCCACGCTACTAAAGAAGTTAACTCGTTTAACTTTGTAAGAGGCCGTGGAAATAATACGACTAAGGCAGTCCCTTTAAACACAGACCACTTGGCCAATATCGTTGCGGCTGGTTGGGGCGGAACCTCACCAGTAACTGGTGGCTATATTAGGGCTATTGTAAACGGTACTCCTGGTACCACAAGCATGCCAACAGAGTGGGTATTTGGTACACATAACGGTACTGCTCTTGCCGATCGTGCTAAGATTACCAAAGACGGGCAATTTAATGTTAACTCTATATCAAACTTTTCTGGTAACGACTTAACTCTTGCTCCAAGCGGCAAAGTTGTTCTTGGTGCAATATCAAAAGTTAATATTTCTGGTGGTACAAACGGACAAGCAATAACCACCGATGGTGTTGGTAATTTATCGTGGGCTACTATTACAGGTGCTACAGGTCCGCAGGGTCCAGCAGGTCCTAAAGGCGACACTGGTCCGCAGGGCCCAGAGGGTCCGCAGGGCCCAGCAGGCGGATTGGTAAATCCGGTAAGTCAAATTGAATTTAGCAATGGTGCATTAAGCCTAGATTATGACCTTGACGGCAACGGAAGCGTTGGAAGCGGTGATGCCATCAAGTATCTAAAAGTTAACAATTATAATAGAGCAACCACTGGGTTAACAAATTTAGATCCTTATACATGGCTTAAGCCATCATGGGCTCAGAGTGGAAGAGCACATGCTGTACTTGCAGTTGTAGAAGGTGATCCATTAAACGCACTTGCTGTAACTGTTGGACTTGAACCCGATTTGAATATCGGTGATACGATATTTTTAGGCAATACAAGTTCTGCTGGTACTGCTGAAGCAGGCTTTGGTGTAAGTGGTGGCCAAGTCTTCATGTATGGTTTTGATAAAGCCAACGGAAATGACGAGCATGTATATATTGCTTCGGGTAATCCTGGCAAATGGGATGTAAAGGGTGATGTTAACGTAACAGGTGGTGTAGCAAGTTCAGAGTATGTCAAGACTAAAAACTATGCAGATACTACTGCTAGAGATACTGCTATTCCAACTCCATCTGCTGGTATGATTGTAGCTGTTGCTGGTACACTTCAAGTATATTCAGGAAGTGCATGGAACACAGTAGGTGCTACTGGTCCTGCAGGTGCACCAGGTGGTGCTATTGGAAACTGGACTATCTATGTTTCAGGTTCATCAAGTACTACAGTTCAAACTCCAACCGCGGCAGGTGAGATCAGAGCTAACGGCACTGGTGCGCCATCATCAATGACTGTACTAAAGGCCAAGACAATAAATCTTGACGGAACTGCAAACATCCTTGGGCTTGCAAATGCCCTTAACACTAAATCTGGTAGGGTGCGTATTCAAGTTGCAGGTAGCACTGGTTACAGTTATTTTTCATGCTCTATTGCATCTGATGGAGGAGCCCAAGGTGGTGTGCTAACACTAGGCTTAACACATTTATACTCAACATCAGGTAACTGGAGCGGAAGCTGGGCAAACCAAACTGTTACACTTTCATTTGAAGGCGTGTAATAACGATAGGTATTTCAGCTAATAAAAGAATATGGCCCTCAAGGGCCATATTCTTTGAAGTGGTATTATTAGATTAATTTAAACAATCCAAATACAGAACCATCTTGTGTGCTGTATGCTAGATAGTTGACATGAGGATCTTGATAGTTGATGCTTGACCCAAACCAATGATCTTCGCGTTCTTGTTGCGATACTTCAACCCAGTAGCCGGCGGCGCCTGTTTCTAAATCATCTGGAATCCAACGTTTAGCAACACAAGTTTCGGTGTTATACCACCATACATCTGAGTCAGGGAAAGGTGGTGCCTCTACGCCAGAGTAAACTTTGTTTTCGGCGGCAAAGTATAAATGCGTTCCTGTTGGATGATTCTCTTTACGTGCAATAGCTTCAGCTGGATTTTCAGCACCGTTAGCATCTTCTAACAATTCGTATGTTTCTACCCTACTCAATCCTAGGTTGAATTTTTTAACAGAACCATTTTCAATTACTGGCTTTAAGTTGGCATCAACTTTGCAAATAAAAAATTCAGGAGCCATAGCAGTCCCGGCAATATCGACGGAAGGAATAACAAACATATGATTGCGACCTCGATATAATGTTATAGTTGGATTCTTATCTAAGTAGATGTCTTTAACTCCGTTAACAATTTGCTCGCTAGAGATACCTGTTACACCCCAGCAGTTTCTATCTGCTATCCAGACAAAATTAAAGTTTGTTAGAGGTGGTGCAGGTTCTGCATCAAGTGCAGGGTCGCCGCCAGCGGCAGTCGGGTCTCCTGTAATAACTGTTGAAGTGTAGCCAACTAGCTTTCCGCAATAATCGTAAATTGGATCTTGTTGCGTGAATAAAGGATCCTGGGGTGTTAATGCTGTTACAGCCAAACCATAAAGTTCGGGTCCAACTAAACCAGGCCAAATATTTTGATATCTGATACCATTAACATCAGCAGGATAACTTGCTGTCTTAGATAAGTTAGACACCAACGCTGTTGCAGTAGCAGTAGCAGTTTTTAAATTAGGTGTGGATGCTGGTGGGTAATCAGCTGATGTACGATCCAATGCCGCAATCGCAGCCGCAGGTGGAGGAGGAGCAAGTGTCATTGCTGGCTCGCCAGCTTTATATGGCTTGCCTGTCATTAAATTGTGTTTGTGCCTAAAGTCGGGGAACAGTTGCCTATTAATAGATTTCTTCAACGCTTTAGTAACACCTTGCAACTTTTTCTTAAGGTTGTTTAATTTTTGCCCCGGAATGTCTTCCATCTTATTAAGATGTTTTTGTATACTGCCAAGAATACTTTCCGGATTATATTTTCCTGTGTTAAGGCCACCGTTGCCAGAAAGACATAACTCTGGCTTACCAAGTCTACCAATATCTTTAAGAATAGCATTTGCTTCAGCAAACTCAGCGTCGATTACTTCTGCTATAACGTCAGGAATCTTAGGTGCTTTTAAAGGAATTCTACACATACCATCAAGTGCTAATAAATTTTGTACTTCGGCAATGGCTGCGTTTACTCTGTCAAGGCCACCTTTAAGACCTGATAACTCTTCTAGTGCCTTAAGTTCATCTTTTAAATTTTTAAGTTCTTCTTGTAAATCTTTAATGCTCGGTGTACCTGGAAAGTTGTCTTGAATCAATGCATCAATGTCAGCTTGTACGCATAGAAGGTTACCCTTGAGCATATTTTCAAGGCCGCCAAATAGGATAGCACAAATGATGTCTTTGAGTGGTTTGTTTAAGATGCCTTTGGTTGCAACTTTTACACCCGGAATAATTGGAATATCTGCCATAGTAGAATACTTATGCCCACTTCAAATCTGGATCTAATCTACTACCACTACGACCGCCAACTTGTTGATATGGTGCAGTACCGTTTCTTGCAACTAGTACCGAAACGCTTTCAGGACTATTGCCGCCGTGTGCCGCATGAACCCATCGTCCTTCATATATTAACTGACTAAAAGAGCCATTCATATTTTTGCCGATGTGCTTGAATAAACCCTTGGCCTTTTCTGCAGGGTCACCTTGACCTAAAATTTGAATGTCAACTGCACGCCCGCATGGATGATCACCAATGCTGTTTTTTGCACCAAGCGATTTATCAAACGCTGGTGTACGATAACCAGAACTAATTGTTATTTTAAAACCAGCATCAACTAGTGGGTCTAAGATATTTCTGCAAAGCTTTTGCCAATTACAAGCAATTTGAGCAGGGGTTAAATTCGCTTCCGGATTTGCTACCGGCTTGTACTTCATTTGGGAAAACTTAAAATACTTGCTACAAGGACTATCCCACATTGCATCTGTATATGTTGAGCAATCTGTAGTGTCTGGTTGTGGTGCTGGTGCTGGTGTAGGATTTCCTGTGTCGGCTTGCCTGTTTTCGCCTACATTTCCGCCGCCCATTGTTTTTTGCATATCTTCAACGGCCGCAGCATGGCCTTCGGGTGTATCGTCGTAGTAAATTTCCCCAGACGGTGTTACCTTACGGGCGGCATTAGCAGTAGGTTTCATTTTGCACATAAAAAATCTCCCATGTATTTATGGGAGATTTGTAATTATGGCCCTACGTTTACGTTTGGACTACCTTCTGCTCTTGGATGCCCGCAACTATCTGCGTCACCTTGTCGATTTACTGGTATTCCGCCTATAAAAACAGTTGCACTACCATTTGCTGTTACAGGGCTATCATGTTCACCTATTCCGTGTTCCTCTACAGGGCTACCATCAATTGCAATAAGAATATTATTTGCAAAAACAGTACCTTGTGCAACTTCAGTCACGACTGCACCGTCGTCATTTGGATCACCTAATCTATGAACAGGTTTACTCATTACAGCTTCATTCCAGCAGGAGCCAATTGGATTCCGCTTAACGCTGATGTATATTGGTCAGCAAGCTCTTTGTCAGTGTTTGCTGTTGTAACAACCAATGCCTTGTTAATCTTTAAATTACGGGCGCGGTCTGGACTTACTGTCATCAAGTAAGGCATAAGTGCTGGGCCGCCTTTGGGACCTTGTCCTAAGCATACGGGACGGTCAATAGTGTAGCTGTTGGCATCTTCGCTAACAAAGCAACCAATTAGTTCTTCGCCACTGCTCATCTTTAGAGAGATAACGTCACCATCTTTTTTGACATCAATTAACATTTTGTTCCTTTAAAAATTTATCTATGTTTGCACTACCGCCTATGTATGTTCCGTTGTACCAAAATTGAGGAATGGTATTTGGATTATAGCCTAGGCGATGTTTCCATACGTCGAATGCTCTATGTAGCGCATCTTCGTCGTCGACATTTACCGTTTCAAACTCAATGCCAGCGGCTTCTAGTTTTTGTTTTGCCACTTTACATGCATCGCACCATTCGGTGGTGTAAAGTTCAGTAAAACTCATAGTGCTGGCAATGCGTCATAATCAACTGAGTCACTCATAACACCAATTACGTAACTAGTTGATTCAGATTCCTGTAGTGCTGTTTGCTTCTTACTTGTATCGCTATGCTTATTGAACCAAGGAATCGGAGTAGTTTTTGGTGCATGTCCCCAGTATCTAATGCCAATGGCTTTAAGTGCATCGGTAGCAGTATAATCAACAAACTCTTTTAGAATGTTTGCATTTAGTCCAATGACAGGGCCTTTCTTGAACAAGTAATCTGCCCAGGCCTTTTCTTCGGCAATTACATCTTCATAAATTTTACGTACTTCAGCTTCACATTCAATCTTTGCTTTAGCAAAGCGAGGGTCTTCCTTGACTACTTGGTTAATTAAGAAAGCAGTCCAGCCCTTGTGTAGTAGTTCATCTTGTAAAATCAAACTGATAATGTTGCCGTTGCCAATGAAGATCTTGTTTTCGACCATAGCAAGACTTGTGGCAAACGATACCATAAAGCGGAATGCTTCTAGTGCATAGCTAGCATGTAGTGCCAAGTAAATTGCCTTGATGTGTTCATCTTCAGGTATAACTCTTCCAATTTCCTTTTGGCAATTAATTTGATGCAAGTCATCATAGTATTGACCAACACTACTAGCCATTCCAACAATCTCTTGTGTATCGTGGATAGTGTTAAACACTTCTTTAGGCACGTTGTAGATGTTGCGAATAATGTGGCTATAACTACGACTGTGGATGTTTGTTTCAAAGAAGCTCCAATTATAAATTAGTGCTTCTAATTCTGGAAGACTAACAACAGGAGTAAAAATTTGACTAGGCGCTCTACCCTGAATGCTATCAAGAGCAGTTTGTCTTAAGAGATTACTTGTAAAGATGTGCTTGATAGCATCACTAGAATCTTTAAAATCCTGTGCGTCTTTAGTTAAACTAACTTCCTCGGGCACCCAAAAGAACCCGCGGGCTGTTGTTTCAAAGTCAGTAATCTTCTGATACTTTACTTCTTCGAATCGTTGAATGGTTACTGGACCCGCTGGATCCAAAAACATCTTACGTTGTAAGTAATTTGATTGCGACGTTAAATCATATTGTTGTTTGCTCATAGTTTACATGCCTCACAGTCTTCTTCTAAAAATTCTTCTTGTTCTTTAAATGCGTAGCTAGTTTGCTCGACTTCTTTTTCTTGCACCTTAGCGCCTTGTTTGTTAATTAGCGAATAGTAGAAAGTCTTTAGTCCCCACAACTGTGCCTGCATCAAATTCTTAGCAATTAATGTAGTTGGCACCTTACGGTCTGGGAAATGTGCAGGATTATAGAATGTGTTTGTAGAAATTGATTGGTCGACATAGGCTGCAATAACTGATGCAGTCTTTAGATATCCATCACAATCTTTTTGTTCCCACATTAGTTGATAATTTTTACGAACCTTTGCATTGTTATAGTCAGGAACAACTTGTGTGAAGCTACCTGCTTTAGACTCCTTTGTACTGATTAAACTCATTGGCATTTCGATGCCGTTAGTAGAGTTAATAACAACAGAACTAGATTCAACTGGTGCAACTGCCATTTGTGTAGCATTACGCACGCCATACTGTTTCATTTGTGCTCGTAGAGTTTCCCAATCTAATTCTGGTGTAAAGTCTGTTAGTTCGTTTACACCATTGGCACGTAGTTCCCAGGGGAATACACCTTGACCATAACGAGTCTTATCGCTGTGCAAACATGCACCACGTTCTTTGGCAAGCTCAACTGACGCTTCAGTTAGATAGTATGCTTGATGCTCCATCCAAGTTTTGACTTCGTGTAGTGCATCTTTGTCGCCATACTTAATACCACGTTTGGCGTGCCAGTATGCTAGGTTAGTAATACCAATACCCAATGGGCGGATCTCGTCATTGCTTAACTTAGATTGAATGCTTAAGAAATCTTGGTAATCTAAAATGTTGTTAAGGCTACGATGCAATATGCGACAAGCACGGCGCATATCTTCAGGATTACGGAAGGCTCCCCAATTAATAGAACCAAGAGTGCATAAAGCGATGCGGCCTTCCTCGTCGTCAAGTCTCTTGAATGCCTTTGTTGGCAATAAAATTTCACAGCAAAGGTTACTCTGGTAAATTGTATGATACTCAGGATCAAATGGTCCTTGATTCATGACATTGTCAATGAACACAAGATAGATGCGTCCAGTATCTGTTCGTTCTTTTAAAATGCCAGACTTGAATACTTCTTCTGCTGACATTGTCTTTTTACGTAAGCCTGTTTGCTTTTCATACTTTACATAAAGCTCTTCAAACAATTTTGTATTTGAATAAAAAGCCTGATATAGGTCTGGGACTTCGTTTGGATCGAAGAAAGTTATGTCTTGTTTATTTTTGAATCGTCTCCAGAAGAAACTACTAAGCACAACCCCATAATCCATATGACGGACTCGGGTTTCTTCTGTTCCTTGGTTGTTCTTAAGAACAATAAGATCATCAAACTGATGATGCCAAATGGGATAAAATACTGTAGCACTTGCATTACGAATACCTCCTTGTGAGCACGAACGTAGATCGCCAAACCACTTCTTTAAAAATGGAATCATACCCGTGTGCATAATTTCGCCGCCGCGAATAGGCGAACCCAATGGACGTAGTCGTCCAATCTCTAAACCAATACCGGCACGTTTGCTGGCATACTTGGCCATCATTTCGCCAGAAGCAAAAATAGAATCCAAGTCATCATCACTCCTAATGAGTACGCACGAACTGAATTGCTTAGTAGGGGTACCGAGACCAGCAAGGACAGGAGTAGCAAGAGTAAACAATCCATCAGAAGCCGCATTGTAATATTCCTTGATATATCGCAAGCGAGCTGTATTAGGTTCTTCCTTATGGAACACAGTGGCCGCGGCAACCATGTATCTAACTTGCGGTGTTTCGTAAATTTCTTTTGTAGCACGATTACGTACTAGATACTTTTCAATAAGTTGTTCGATGGCGGCATAACCGTATTGCTCGTCTTTTTCGTGATCGATAATTTCGTCCATCTTATCCCAATCAGCTTCGCTATACCAGACAAGTAATTCGGGAGTATACAAACCAATTTCAACATTACGCTTAACAATGTCAAATAGGCGAGGCGGGGTGTAATCACCATATACGTCTTTTCTAAGCATACTAAGTCTTTGCTTGCCTGCAACGTATTGATAATTTGTATGTCCTACTTCTGGGTTTGATTCTACGTCGATAAGATTAACAATGGCACGTAGAGTGATCTCATCAATTTCTCTTGTGCTAATGCCATCATAAAAATGAGGTTGTGCCTTAATCTCAATCATAGACTGACTAACATCAGCTATGCCTTGACACACTTTACTAACCTGGGCTTGCCATTTTTCTACCGCTAGTGGCTCTTTGTGTCCACTTCTTTTTGTTACATTAATTTCGTTCTTGCTCATATTGTTAATTAAAAGTTCCATTACCATGGGGCAGTCCTTGCTTAGAACATTTACTTACCAAGCACCGGTGCGCCATATGTTTATACTTTAACCAGCCTAGCGAGGTCGCTAGGGGTCCAAATTTGTAAAATTTCTAAGTTCGCATTTTTCATGTCAATGACTTCTCCATCAACATAATTAAGCAACTGGTGGTCTGCTAGCAATGTTAGCAAACGTATTTCATTGTCTATACGTGCTCTTATCAACTTGCAATCATTGCCAGTCAATACTAGACTATAGAACATACCAAGGCCTTGTGCGTTAGGACAAAATTGTCCTGCGCTGATAAGAGTCCAAGGGTCAGGCCATGTGTCCTCTCTCCAAGGATCAACTGACTTATTCACCATTGGCACAAATTTCCACCAAAGTGCTACCTCAGTTGCTACATCACCTATTTCTGCTAATGTTTCTCGCCACTCTCTCCAGGCAAGTAATTTTCCTTGTTTATCAAGGAACCAATGTTCAAGACTTCGATTTTCCACGAAATACTTATACTAGTTTGTAATATTGTTCTACTCGACGAAGCCACAAATCTTGATAGCGGTCGAACTCGGATCCTTCAATGATAAACTCTTGGTAGATGTTATCAGCAGAGCACATAAAGATTACACCTTTCTTAATCTTTGTGCCCCAGACTTCATTGTGTGCTAATGCATAAGCTGTAGTTTGAATAAAGTAATCATCAATCCACTCACGTTTCTTTGGCTTGTTAGTTTGCTTATGGTCCATGATAGCATCTTCGCCGCCGTGAACCCCAACCAAGTCAGTTGTACCTGCATACAGGCCTGGGCAGTAAAGTTGAACTTCTGTGCCCCACGCTTCGTTGCAGTTAACCAGACCTTCATTAATAATGGTCTGCGCCATTTTGTGACTCTGGATAGAGTATGGGTTAGAGCCAGGTGTGCCTGGATCTCCAGTTAGCACATAATTCTCAAGCCACTTGTGCATACGAGTTCCACGACTTGCGGCTTCGGTTGTAATTTCTTGTGCTCTTTTTTCGCCTACACTTTTACGCCAATTAGCAAGGGCTTGTTTTGATTCTTCGGACTTTGTTTTGTCTAGAATAGTTGTGACACTAGGTACTCGGGACCCGTCTGGTGTTTCGTATAAACGACTTGTTCCGTCTATTCGACTTAAAGGTTGGTAGTTATATTTGGGATTAAATTTTATCATCGTCGTTTAGTATAAACGATAATATTTGAAAAGTCAAATTTAGAATTACCAGGCAACGACCCACTGGAAAGTGGTCTGGGTAGCTGGATTAGTTTGGCGATCAATAGTGTATCCAAGGTCTGTGAAGTATTGGATAACTTTGTTCATTTGTAGGGTCTTTTGACGGTCTTCACGAGCACCGGTCCAGGTATCAAAATATTCAGCGGCTAGTGCATAGCCAACGTCGGCTGAGTTCTTTGCCATGGTGCTTGTTGTTACAACAACTACTTGTACTGCTCCGTCAGCACTGGCTAAAAGAATTTCTTCTTCTAGGTCGCGGATTTCTCTTATTACAAAAATGTCTTGTAAGGATTTAACTCTGGCCTCGCTGGCAGTTAGCATGATTCTACTCATATTCCTAAATCCTTACGTGCTTGTGCTGTTGCATCTTTACTTACAGCAATTTTATTGTCTTCTGCTTTTTCTTCGGTATCAGCTGTTGGTACTGTTGTTAGAGTAATTTCTTTGTTATTAACGTCAGAGATTAAGTCATTGTTCTTTGCTTTAAAAGTTGCAATTAAACCTCTAATAGCATCAACTTGGCCAGCGGCACTAAATCCCATTCGAGTTAGGTTGTTAACTAAATCACTCATAGGTATCTTTGCTACGCCATCATTTTGACCTTTAATGATCAACATCTTGATAGCGTTAGCAAAGTTCTTATCAAAGTTATCTAGTTCAAGCAACGTCACTCTTAATCTCCCTGCCAGTAGGTTCCGCTTCTGGACCTGCGCTACTTGGGAAAATAGGAGCTTCACCACCTGCTTCGGCACCTGGGGTAGCGCCTGCTTCAGCGCCAGGGACTGGGGCCGGTGCTAGCATTGCATCGCCGCCGCCAGTTAATGCACTGATAGCACTATCCAATGAATCCTTAGTTTGAGTTAAAGTATCAATAGCGCCTTCTAATGCAGTTTTAACAGTTTGTGCATACTGCTCGCCGGCAGCATCACCAAAACGTTCTTTAATTTGATCAACCAATGTAATCATATCACTACCTAGCATATCTGCTACGTCTTCAATGAAACCTTGGAAATCGTGGTTCATAGCTTTAGCGGCAATAACCACTTCAGCTTGTTCTAAGTTATCTTCATCCAGGTCAGCTTCAACTAAGTGAGCGCCAACATTGGCTAAATCTTCATAAATTTCTTTGTGCAATACTGCACGAGTATATTCTTTTCCACCCTTGCTTGCTAGTGTATCGATTTCACGAGCAACGCGAGCTAATTCTTCACGTAAGCGTTTGCCACCTAGGTTTTCTACTACAATGCTTTCTTTGCGAAGTGCAGAACGGGCCGCTTGTGCTGGGGTTATTGTTGTTGTGATGTCATTAAATTTCATAATGTTCTCCGTGATCTATTTAGCGTCTTATTAGTGTAATATAGCTACTCATTTTGGTAAGTGAGTTATTACATAACCTAGCATTGCTAAAAGGCCTACAACAACGGTAGCTGTAGAAGTGACCATAATCTTGAACTTTTCATCTTTAGCATTACTCAAAAGATTCTTAATTTCACTAAGATTCTTTTGGTTTTCAGTTTTAAAGTTAGAAAATTCGTCGTGTAGCTGGTCTAAACGATTTTCTACCATTCTAAACTTTTCTTCTAGGCGTCCGTAGCGTTCAGCACATAGCTCAACATGCATCTCCAGACTTGTCTGTTCCGTAATCATAAAATGGGTTAATCCATGTGCAAAATCACAACCAAACTCTAGTTTGTTGTGTGTTTAAGGGACCTAAAATGAGCCTGGGTGAGTTGTGATTACGGTTTTTTAAATTCAATATATTTAGCCAATTTAGAAAGAATCATGTCTAATGAAAAACGTGTTTGTGTCTGGGCCCGTTGTGATAATTTTACCACCAGTTGGGTAAGTTTCGTTTAGCCCTGTTGCTAATCTTCTTCCGTTTGATTCGCTTGCTAATGTTTCTTCTGTCATTTGCCCGATACTGCTAGCAATCCATTTAAAGCACCAAACTCTATGCTCTCCGGTTACATTTTCCCCAAACAAACTATTGCCAATGTCTTGCTTATCTATACATTCGATTCCTGCAAGCAACGGCTGACCTCGAGCGGCAATGATGCTCATCAGCTCGGCTAAATTTCCTCTGCTTTCTTCTCGCTCTGGGCTAATATCAAATAATGTCCAGGCCGTAAAGAATTCTGGGTCGGCGCCTAAATGTGCCCCGGGCACCATCCATGATTTCTTATCTGACATAATTAGAGGTTTCTGCCGATGGCGTATCCTGCGGCACCCATAGCAGCCGCTTTAGCTAAACTTGAAAGGAATGAACTACTGGTCCTTGAGCCAGCAACACTACCAGCACCAAGAGCCGCAAGTTCAGCATTATCAACTCCGTGTAACAAGTACCCTTTCTTAGAAGCAAGTGTATCTAATATTGGATATAGCTCACTATGTTTGCCTCGAACTTTATAATATTGAAGTAAACGTGTTACACATAGTTCACGTTGGTGAGTAGACAAGTTATCCCAGTCTGTGATTAATCTACGCAAACTTTTGTAGTTGCTAATGTCAATTCCCATTTGCCCTTCTAATCTGTACATGATACGAATGGCAGAAGTGGCATCAGCGTGGCCTGTTG